TCTCCAATAGGTTGATTAAACTTTTCAGCATAATAAAACATATCTTTCATATTAGTCACCTTAGAAGTATCCCACTTGGAAATGTCTTGATTGAAATTTTTAGCAATGTAGAACATACCCCCCATTTTAGTCACATTAGAAACATTCCATTTACCAATTGGTTGATTGAAACTTTTAGAATATTTGAACATATCTTTCATATTAGTCACCCTAGATGTATCCCATTTACCAATGGGTTGATTGAAATTGATGGCATGATTAAACATACCTCTCATATTAACAACCTTAGAAACATCCCATTTTGAAATATCTTCATTGAAATCATTGTAATTACAAAATAGATCACCATTGAAATCATTGTAATTACAAAATAGATCACTCATATCAGTAACCTCTGATGTGTTCCAATCTTCAATCTTACCATATATTTTGATAATAAAGTTCCTTGTCTTACCACCTTCAAGGTAGTCTTTGACAGCAACACGAATACTTTCGTTGTCTAACACCAAGTATTCAATATAAGGAACAATCTCGTAAAGTGCCACCAACTCGGGCACATAACTCATTTTTCTTCAAGTAAATTTGTTGTGAAATCATATACAGTTTCAGGGTCGTTTTTTCATCATTTTTATCAAAAAATAATAACACCTTTTGTGAAAATCACACGTTTTTTATAAAAATGTTTGAAAATGACCCCCCAAACAGTATATATATATTAGGTTTCCTCTGTTTGATTTACGCACTCTTCATAGACTGCGTTCCGGAGGTATAAGCGAAGCTAGACTTTAAGGGCTAGCAACAAGATGTTGAATCTATACGAATCAATCAGTCGTGAAATCGCGATCAAGAATGCGGGGCGGAAAGCCTCTGCACCAAACTTGGCTGATTTAGCTCCTGATCTGGAGCGACCTGCACTAATTCGTTCATGTGCCGTTGACGTGTCTTTTGTAAAGGATGAAAAAGATAATGTGACATACAACGGCACTGAACAGTTTGTGCTTCCGGTCTGAAATTTTCAGCCACAAAAAAGACGAAATTTCTTCACGGGATGCGTGAAGTTTTTTTTAAAAAGGTAAAAAAACCTATATAGGTACAACATAGTTGTTTCTGTAAAACCGTTAAACGACGATATAAACTTTAAATCTTTCGGTAACTTGCGTAGTATCCCAATTAGAAAACTTGCCGTACTTCTTAATAACATCCTCTTTATCCTTACCCCCTTCGAGGTACTTGTGGACTACACGGCTAATATTACTATTGTTTAATGGGGTAATGTGAGTATCAATCTTTTTCGAAACACACATCCCCATCGTAATAATTCCTTTTGCTACATCATATCATATTTCAAGTCTGTTTTTTTTAAATTTTTTACCTTATAAACCATTTTTAAGGAATTTTAAAATTCCTTATTAACGTGTTTTTAGTATTTTATTATGACTATTCCTTATAAATTATATTCTGTTTGTGTTTTTTGATTTTGGACTTCAAATTCCCTTAATATTTTTTCAAAAATGTTATGAGATATTTTATATAGTTTTCAGTTTTGTAAAAGAAATTACAGAACTATTATAAAAAGTGCGTCAAAAAACGTATAAATTTATATAAATGTAATTTAATTTAAAACGGATCTGTTTGGCGGAGTGGTCTAACGCGCCGGATTTAAGCCCCGGTCTCTAACGAGGCGCAAGTTCGAACCTTGCAACAGATAGTGGGTGGTCTTCCCATTAAAAAATACAACCTGCTTCCTTAGCTCAGTCGGTTAGAGCATTCGTCTTATTAACGAAGGGTCAAGAGTTCGAGTCTCTTAGGAAGTACATTCTTGCTTTTCCCCAGCAAGTAAATATTAAGGGAAAAAAGACCTGGTAGCTCAGTTGGTAGTAGCGTCAGACTGTTAATCTGAAGGTCGTGGGATCGTAGCCCACCCGGGTCGTTCTTTGCTATCCCAAGCAAACAAAATATTAAGGGAAAAAATGACCTGGTAGCTCAGTTGGTAGTAGCGTCAGACTGTTAATCTGAAGGTCGTGGGATCGTAGCCCACCCGGGTCGTTCTTTGTTGTCCCAACAAATAAAATAAAGGGAACAATGATACTGTGATGGAATTGGTAGACATGTCAGACTTGAAATCTGTTGCCCGATGGGCGTGAGCGTTCGAGTCGCTCCAGTATCTTACCTATTAAGGAAAACAACTCGTTGTAGCATAGCCCGGTTAATGCGATCGACTGTAAGTGGAAAACAACCATCGATTGATCGAATGTTCGAATCATTCCAACGAGATTTAGTCCATTTTGGACAACCTGCTTATATGGTGTAATGGTAGCACTAAAGATTCTGATTCTTTCAATTTCAGTTCGATTCTGAATATAAGCTTACTTTTTTAATCTTCGTCTTTTGATTCTTCAACCCCAAAATCTATGCCAATATTAAGATCACTCATCTTATTATCTAATGAAGATTCGGAGCGTTCTTCGGGATTATCCGCAATCACATCTAATGTCATTTCAAGTTCTTTATCTTCAAACATTTTAAGCAAGCGTGCACTCTCTTCGGGTTGATTGATTGTGTCATATGAAAATCGGAATTTGTAAGTCCATTGATCGCTATATCTATTATGATAATTCTCTTTTGTTGTATCTACATGTAGGTTTAATGAGGTTCGAATTTTTTTATCTTTTATCAAACATTTTTCTGGAATGACATAAAATATTTTTGAACCTGCTAAATTAAACCAATAAAATTGATTATTTCCAATATGATAAGGTTGTTTCTTAGAAGATCCATTCCTTTTATCTATTGTAAAATGATGTGAATTTATAGATGGTGATGGACTCTTTGTCTTTTCTTGGACTTTAAGTATATCATTTATTTTAAAATCATAGGGCCTGTTTCTATATCTTATAAAATTTATAGATTTTATTGTATTTAATCTAATTTTTTCATATTCACGTTCCAATTTACATTTGTTTGGAATCATATCATCAAAGATATTACCCGATTTCAATAAATCTTTATATTCTGGATTCTCATAATAATATAACAAAGTCCTTGTGAGATCTTTGTGATTGTTTAACTTAAATTTCAAATATTTACTTCTACCTGATTTTTCACTATAAGTAATACATTTCTTGGGAATATCTTCACTAAAAGGTTTGAAACATAACAATGTGTTGGTTTGCAGATTATGACACAATAATAATTGATATTTGTATTTTGTGTTATATAATCCTTCTAATTTAAAAGTCGTTGTTGCTGTACTATCACTTGATTTTAGTTGTATAGGAAACCATAAATCATCTTCTATATTTACTGGTTTAAATCGCAAATCAACATCACATCCTTCGGGACAAAATACAATTTCTATAAATTCTGTATTAATTATTTTCTTCAAATAATCTTCTGTTTTTTCTTCTGTTAATATGGTTGAAATACCCTGTTTTCTTTGTTTTAGTGTAACACATTCTTGACAATAGTTATTTTTTCTATCGCTTTGATAGAAGAAACGATTTGGTGTAACACACCGGGTATGTCCACAGGAGAATTTGAAAGGAAACTCCACATGTGTTCTAATTCTAAAATTTTTTGGAACACAGTTAGGTCTTTTATTGTATTTCTCTTTCGCTTCTATTAATATTTTATTAAATGATTCTTCATCAATATCAAGGTCATCTTTCCAATTATCATATGTAATTGGTGGTCTCATTTTTCTTTGAATTTGCTAAAAACTGTTAAATATTTACAAAACATTTTTGAAAAAATATTAAGGAAATTCAATCAAGTTTTGAAGATTTGCGTTTGTGTTCGTCACAAACCTAATAAAATTTCTAAAAATGTTTATGAAATAAGTTTGAATATAATAAGAAACTGATAAAAATGAGTTATTTACCAGAATTTGTGGCTATTTATGAGATTGAACCATATATTATTACTGCTTTGGACGACAATACTATACGTGAAGCATTAATTTCTTACTTTGAGCATCAAGACGCTTTTTATAGCAAAGAAGACATCATTACCATTTATGGTAAGATTGAAAATTGGGATACATCCAGAGTAACTGATATGTCAAAATTATTTTGGATTCCAAGAACAGATAGTTATTGTGCTTTTTGGATATTTGAACCAGAAATATATCACGATCTAAATTTGTGTTATGAATTCAACGAAGATATTTCTAAATGGGATGTTTCTAATGTTGAAAATATGACAGAGATGTTTATGGATTGTAAGAAGTTTAATAAACCAATTGGAGATTGGGATGTTTCAAAAGTTAAAGATATGTCTGGTATGTTTTTCATGGCTGAAAATTTTAACCAGCCATTAAATAATTGGAATGTTTCAAACGTGTCTGATATGAGTAGTATGTTTAAATATGCGAATAATTTCAATAAAGATCTTACAAAGTGGAATGTGTCCAATCATACAAATTTAGAAGAAATATTTCATAGTTCTTATAGTTTCAAATTTGTAAATGCTCCGTGGTTTATTGTACAAGACACAATCAATTCAACTTATGCTGAATCTGACTATGAAACCGAAACTGAATATGAATCCGATGATGATTCGGATGAATACTAACCGCACCTAATAAATTTGATAGAATTTTCTATCTTTTTTTGAAAATCCACGTTATCTTCATCGCTAAAGCTTGACCCTTTCTGGGTTACGTTTTTTAGTATTTTGAACATTTTGCGTTTGTGACGAACACAAACCTGAAAAAATCTAAATTTTCAGTTTCTGAAAATATTTTTTAAAATAATTTTAAATTTCAAAAAACTTAAAGGAAAATTCCACGCTTTTTTCACCGCTAAAGCGCGACCCTTTCTTAATAAGGAATTTTAGTTGAAATGGTATGTTTTTATGAAATGTCATCAAAATTCCTTATGGTTTTTTGAAAAATGTTTTGGAATTTCTTGTGATATGTTGTTAGTTTTGAAAATATGGATGGCATTCGGGATCGGAAGCGTCGAATGCAAATTCTCAGGAAAAAGAAAGAGGAACAAAAATTAATTAATGAAATTTTATCAAATATTGACGCGCCGGTGACAAATTCTCATTATGAAAATTTCAAGAACCTAAGTGAAACAATTCCGAAATTTCGCATGCAGAATTCGAAGGGAACGAAGTCTATGCAGATAAAACCCTGACGTACTTCTGATAAGAGCCAAAACTTACCAACAAGAAAAGGTCAGAAGTCAAATAGGTCCGGACGGTATTAAATGAATTTTAGAAATCTAAAAATAATGACGTATTTCCAATAAATTTTTATTGACAATACTGAAAATAGGTTTTTTGTGTGTATTTCCCCGCAGTTTTCACCGCTAAAGCGTTTCCTTTTCTGTATAATGTCATTTTCAAAAAAAAGTAAAAAATGTTAAAAAATGACCCCCCCAAACGCATAATATGTTTCAGTGACCAAGATGCCAGGAGGGTGAGGTTGCTATTATAAGTCGCGCCAGAGTGCGTGCTGATTCCTGCCGGATGGAGGAGTCATTGCCCAGAACGAAATCATAGTAATTCTGATGGGAAAGTATTCGAATGTGGGAGACGGGTTGTCAAGGAACACTGCTCTGCTTTCCAAAAAACAGATGTTGAAGTGTCATTTCCTGTTTTAGTCCTTATGTATAGGTTTTTTTAAGAATTTGTGAGTTTTGGTTTGTGATGGTCACAAAACCTTATAATGGTGTTTTCAAAAAAAAGTAAAAAATGTAGTTTTTAGACCCCCCCAAACGTATAATATGTTTCAGCGACCAAGATGCCAGGAGGGTGAGGTTGCTACGAAAAAGGTAAAGTGGTATCTGCCTAATAAAAGGTACACATTTAAGTGAGCCACGCCAGATAGTGCGTGCTAATTCCTGCCGGATGGAGGAGTTATTGCCCAGGACGAAACTATAGTACTCCTGAAGTGGAAAAATATTCTATTGTTGATGATTTCCAACGAATCAAGACGCGGCAAAGTATCGCAAGTAGTTCGTATCAAAAAACAGATGTTGAA